GCCCCGGTATAATCCGACAGTGCTTTCTCAAAATCTTCTGTGATTCTATAAATACCCTGCGCCATGTAGAAGCTCCTTTTCCAAAACTAAAAGATTTTTACTTCTTTCCCCCACCCTCTTCGCTGGGATTCCAGCATAAATACTCCAGGGCTCACAATCCTTGTTTACAAAAGATTTTGCTCCTATAGCTGTTCCTTCCCCTATAGTTACTCCAGGCATGATTGTTACACCATGACCCACCAAAACATGTTTCCTTAAAACCACCAAACCACTTTTTACAGCCTTATACTTTTCTGGCACCGTCGGATTTGACATTGTCTCACCAGAATAATCATCTGACTTTGAATAAACAACACAATGTCCTGATAACCCTGCAAAATCCTCAAGAATAATTCCAGCAGCAGCAAACAAAGCGGTATAACAAGCAACATGGCAATACTTACCTATCGTCAACCCTCCACTACAGGACAGAATGCAGAAGTCATCAATCCTTGAATGATCCCCGATAGTAAGTTTGTCAGGACTATAAACAACAGCTCTTTGGCTTAAATTAACTTCTTTTCCTAGAATCATGTCTCTACCCACCCTTTCGTCGGCTCTCCTAATAATTCTTTTGTCCATCCACTCATGGATTTTACCTTTCCAACTAAATCACTTTTGAAATATAACCAGCCCTTCCTAAAAACAGAGTATGATTTGGCTTTATTTTCAATACTTCCTGTATCCATCGGGCATCCGATCAAAACAACCTTATTATAACCCAGTTTAAACAGTGCAGCTTTTGTTCCTAACAACGAACTCGACCCGGACGGAGCTTGATGTGGGTAAACGATGTCCACGTTTGTATTTGCCCATTCTGGTTTCTTTCTTCTTTCTCTGGAGTATTTTATAAAATCGTTGGTATGGGAAATGATTTTATAATCCCCAGTTCTTTTTCTTTTATAGGCTTCAATATCTTCAATATGATAAGTAACAAAATATTTTATTTCCTCTTTATAAGGGCAGTCCAACCCGATTGCAAAGACATCAAATTCGGAACAAATCGTCTTGAACCGATTTAAATCGTCTTCCCAGCAGGGAGCACAGCCAACTATAAGAGCAACCTTATTCAATACTGATTACCTCACCGTCACTAAATTTTCTTCTTGAAACCGCCATCATTATCTGTTGAAATACATCAACTGAAGCCTTTGTCTGGTTTCTCATTTCCTCATTGGATTGCTGAACGCCTAGCAGTCTCGGATAAATGTCTCCAAGCATAGTTAACATTCCTCTCTTGTTTACACAATCCTTTAGAACCTTTGCCGGTTCAGCTTTACCATCAACCGGAATGGGCGTCCAAACCGTTTCCATATAAAATGGACAACATTCAATATCCGGCGCAGAACCAAGAAATTCTTTTGTCAACTGATACAACCAGCATTTCTCCTTAATACACGTTTCTTCCATAACCGCTCCTTTTTAAGTTTTTAACTCTTGGTACAAATAATACCAACCTGTGCCAACGGTCTCCAAGTATTGGCTGTTGAAGAAGCACCGGTTGCTCCCGTTCCTGCTGCTCCGGTATCTCCGGTTCCAGAAGCTGAAGTTGTGCCTGTACCTTCCGTTCCTGTATTCTCTGTATTTGAACCACTCGTTGTTCCAGAAACTGTTGCCGCACCAGTAGCCCCATGATTATGCCCACCACCACCACCTGTATAAGAGGTATAAACATCCTGAACTGTACCTGATTGAACTATCCATCCACCAGTAGGCTCTGGAGAACCAGCAACTTGGTGCATTGCCTGGTTAGTTAAACCATCCATTGGAACATGACGATGAGAAGGCATTTCAGCAACGCTTAACGTATGGTTGGTAGTTGTATGGGTATGAGCACCGGCTGAAAATGTATGCGTATGAGTCAGAATTGAGTGAGCATGACTCGGACCGGTATGCGTATGCGAAGGACCGGTATGGGTATGCGAAGGACCGGTATGGGTATGGGTCGGGTGTGTCCATGTGCCCGCTGCCATCCCACCATTCACATTATAAGCCGCCGACCCGCCTTTAACTGCAAGAATGGCATCGGCAGGAGTCGAATCAATCACCCATCCCGTAGGAGCGGTATTCTGATAGAACCACATTTTAGTTCCTGCAGGAATAAATCTTGCGTCGTTACCTTGGCAAGCTGTTCCTGCCGTTGTCCCAAAATCGGCTTTTGTCAAAATGTTTGACAGAGCGGTAATTAATGTTGATATGCTTGCATCTGAAATCGTATACCCTTTGTTGGATAATGATTCTCCAAGAGCAGACACCATTGTGGTGCATTGATAGAAAAGTTTATTCGCTAAATCGGAAGCAAATATTCCAGTTACAGCACCACCTGTCCTCATGGCGTCGGCAGTATAAGCACTATCATCTTGCTGATTGACCGCTGCCGGATTCCATTGTAGAAAATTGTTTGACATCGCATCCTCCTTTATTTATGCCCAGTGACCTTCATCAAATCCTGATACATAAGTGTCTCTCCTGTCAAATCCAAAGAACGGCAGATTTGCAGGCGATATGGTTCCAACATAATAATTCATCCAAACCCCCTGCGGCCTTGGAACGATATAATCATTTACAATCAAGTTAATGATGATCTGCGTAAATGTTCCTGTAATGGTTACGTCTATCGTCATGTTCTGATTATCTCGAATGATGATCGTACCACCGGGAAACAATTCCTTCCAAGTTGTCTGTAATGACTCCGCTCTTCCGTCCCAATGATTCTTCAACACCTGATTCTTTAAAAGTATTCTATACGTGCTATCATCCAGTATGGGGCTTGAACCGTCTGTAGGATCAAAAGTTACCTGTCTTGGAACGCCTAATATTACACCCAAAATGTCCAATTGATCTCCTACACAAGCATCAAAGGAAACGAAGGTATAACTTCCCGCTTTTGTAGTTAAAGCATCAGGAACATAGGCAAGGGCATCTTTTTCAATGACTCTGAATAATGAAAAATAAAATGACAAACTCTGAGATATGTCTTTAATGTCGTCAACTATATCCATAAAGCTTCTGGCCCAAGCCAGCATCTTTGTTGAATTTTGATATTGGCTGGTAAAGAGTTTTATGTAATCGGCTACAACAGGCCTGTAAGCATTGACCAAATCTTCCGTCTGTTCAACGATAAGCGGATTGTGAATCGTCAAAGATGCATTGGCAAATTCAAAAAATCCGAACAGACTAGGAACGTCCACAACAATGTCACAAGTCCCAGTTGCTGTGCTGGTTAACAATCCAGGAGTCTCTGTACTAAAATCAGCGATTGAAGGAGAACTCGATGTTGACCATAGAGCTTCATCGGTCAAATCGGCAATCACCCCATTTTTATAAGTCACAATTACATGATACTGTAATTCATCGCCCAGATAAATATTGGCAACACTGGGAGTGATTTCAACAGATTCAATGCCGGTTAACCCAGAGAACCGATACCAGATTAAAGCAGTTCTGTCTTCGAAGTTTAAATTTGTACTATCATTGTATTCAACAGCCATTTTTACACCATCGTAATGTCTATATCGTCAACGTCGCTGGTAAACACCTCATTATACTCCAAGGTCAAATCTGAAGTCCCAACAGGACTTGGAGACTCTCCTATTGCTATCGAATAAATGGAAAAGGTCGGCTTTAATCTATCCACATTCACCGACATTGCCGCATAGTTGATTGAAGAAATTGTTAATGTGTCTCCAATCCCCAAACTATTTACATACTCGGCAACCGCAGCTTTTATTAAGGCATCAGTTCCGGTCAAATATCCGGCCAATTGATGAATTTCAAATTCTATATAAATGGGAACATTAACCGGCCTATAAAATCTTACAGGAGTTATAGTCCCATACTCGTCATCGGTAATGTCTGTTTCAACATCGCCATTCATATAGCAGCCAAGACCTCTGTTATAATAAATAGCCTTTGCAATGTCTAAAATCGTTCCACCTTCTACAACACAAGTAATGGAATGAGGCGGTGCACCGTCAAATGGAACTCCAGGATCGCCATAATGCGTTGAATTGGTCGAATTTTCATAAACTTTATATCTTGTAACATTATCAAGAGCAGCAATCGCTGCAATCGTTCCGGCAAGCATAGTTTGAGAAGGAAGAGCAACACTAATCGCTTGACGGGTTCTTAACTCTGCATCTGTTTCAGCATCTTGTCCGGGAGTAGCGGCAACTGCATTGGTAACTCCTGTCCATCCCGCCGTAGGAGTGGCAACAATATCAATATCTCCTGTAAGTGCAGTAATAGCACCGGGCGTTTCACAAGTAGCCGAAACCGTCAATTCATAATATTCACCAGCGGGAGAACCGGCAGCTTGAAGCGTAATCGGTGTAGGCAAATCCCACAGATTTCCAGACTTATCTTGAACCTTGCCATTGGTAATGGTAACAGCAGAAGTTCCTGTAAGGATCACATCACAAGTTGAATAGGTCGCTGCATTTCTTGTTATCCCATTTAACTGAACCAGACTTGAAAGGCCGACACCAACTGCGGTAACGGGACTCATTTGGTTGTATGCATATTGAATTGCCTGCATGGTTTCATAAAGCATTAAAGATTCATTTGCCAATATCTGATAATCTGGAGAATCATTAGCAAGATAAATGTCAATGCCAAAAATGGCTTTTGTGTCATCTATTCTTTTTTTGAGAATGTCATTATATGTCGGTAAATGAAGTCCATCTTTATCCACATATGGAGCAAAGTATGCGCACATTCTACAACTCCTTTTAAGAACTTGTTAATTGGTCCTTATTTGTTATATACAACTCTCCGTAGATCGTATCAACCCTACAGGTAAAAGAGTATTCTCTTGTTTCCGCATCATATTCAGACTCAACTGAATTTATCGCCGTTACTGCATAACTCCCATTAGGCATTTTCAATCCTTGAATTCTGTCGGTAATGATTTTGTCAATGATTTTTTTATCTTTGATTCTTGCTCCTAAAATCTTCTGCCAAAGAGGAAGACCGTCTCTCAAGTCTTTCCACCACTCACCAAGAAACAAAAGAAGCCTTGTTTTAATAGATTGAGCTATTGCTTCCGGATTGCCGGAAACATCTTGAAGATAATCTCCAAACCCTCTTCCAAAACAATAATCATGATTTTCATCCAGCCTTCTGCAAATCATTAAACGACTCCTCCAGTATTTCCTGATCCCGGTTGAACCCCGCTATGGACATGATTCAAAAAATTCTTTGCATCAATAGATGACAAACCACCGCCAGATAATACAACACCGCTTGTAGCTGCCAAGGTAATTGATGCGCCAGACATCTGAACAGTAGGAGAGTTAATAACCGTAACATCTGTTGCATCTACAGTTACGCTTGTGGAATTTACATCAACCGTAGGAGCGTTTACTTCAACTTCACTGCCAGCGGTCACCGTAACCTTCATCGGAGTGACTATATTAATGTCATTGTCTCTGACTTCAACATAAGAGTCGTTGTTAAGATTTCTTAAAACTGCTGAATCGGTAGAATAGCTGTTAATCTTTCTAGGCTGACTCCAAGGACCAATTATAGCAAACCCATCGGATAAATCATGTCTGCGATAATCCAACTGATTGCTGACCTTTCCCGACTCCCACCAGCTATCAATACAATTGTCCCCGAAAACAACCAGACATTCATCACCAACCGTTACCGGCATGGTCAGAACAAAATTACCGGCACGGGGCATATAGATAGGAACATCTTGAAGGATGGGAATTTCAAGGTTCTCGTAAGGATTCCCTTCCAGACTGACCATTTCTCTAATGGCTAATTTTACAGTCACCGTTTGCTTGGTTGAATCAAAGCTCTGAACAATTCCGGGGCAAGCAACACGAATACGATTGCTTAACTTTTCAAGTCTTTGCTCAAGAACTTCGTTTTCATCGCCAAGCCTTACAGATAATGGAACATTCACCAATGCCATAAACTGCTCCTATTTATTAACGGCACTTTCGTTTTTATACATCGTTGCAAGCGTTCCTTCCATCGACTGATTACAACCAACTACCGTTGTATACCATTCATTTCCTCTTGTAGCTCCCGTATGCGTAATTCCAATCACCCTATAAATACCATCTTCATCAAGCCTTGAAAATCCGGCAGAATTAAATTGAATAGCCATTTGTCGGATAAAAGCATTATCTATTTTTACCAACATAGGCTCCGGATTAAATACCCTTATCTTTGGATTCAACAAACAGGTAAAAGTTATTCCGTCTTGAGTCTGTTGCGGCGTGCCAATCAGTCCACCAGAGCCCGGAGAAAGAACAAGAGCTTTCTTTGTCAAATTGGCCGGTATTGGGTCTTGAGGACGGTCAATATAAACTTTTCTATCAATCGTGCTTATTGCAGTCCCATATTGTTGAGCATATTTTCTCATATAATATACTGGAGAGTCAAAGAGCACCTTACCTCTTGACAACTGTGCATTGCCAACTCCGCTAGATATTTTCGTTATGTTAAACGATTTTCTGGATTGAGAAGCCATGCCCATTACCACATTCTGTTGATATGCCAGAGCACCAAAAGCAGCAGACACATGATTTTCATAAATAATGTCCATGGCGTCAATACATTTAAGCGTCACTTTTGATGTAACGGTGTCTTCTCTTTCCCACATGGGTTGAAAAACATTGCCGTCATAAATGACACCATAATCACCGTTGACATATCCCGCTTCTACCAAAACTCTTGCACCAGACCTTATGACCATATTTTCTGTTTGCGGGTTTAAATTGTAAACAGTTACTTCCGAAAAATTGGGATTCTTCCACCCAAACTTTTCTATCTTGAAAGTGACATCCAGAGATTGATCTTCATAATCGCTATTCGATACGACATATGCCGTATATTTACTGGGATCGGCAGAGGTTTCTGTTTCAGACAAAGGAATGAGAATACTAATCTTCCATTTTCTCCCAAACAGTTTTTCTTTATGATTCTTTTGTGTTGCTAAAATGTCTTCTGCCATTTTACCCTTCCCATACTAACACAAAATCTGTCCCAAGATTTTCATCTGTAGGATGATCATATTCAAGCGGGTCTTTTGTCGGAACAATGTATGCTTTCCCGATGCCAAGATATTCATGTTGATGCAATATATTCAATTCGTCAGATCCTACAGAACCGGCAACCAAAGGAACGGAATCAATGATAATTTCATCCGTCGCTGGATCAGTAATTCTCATAACCCAATACCCGCCGATATAATTCCAACTCAAATTAAACTTCAAGGTTCTGTTCACGCCATCAATTTCCAGAGTAACAGAAAACTCTTGATTAGGATCGCTTGTCAACGGTATTTCTTGGTATGCCATAGTTAATTACCCACCGGCTGCCCAGCAGCACTAAGAATGCTCTGGCCATCTGTTGCACTTTTCGTACCCTTGTTTGTTTCCACTACCGCTTGTCTCTTGGTAAGCGTAACATACTCAACCGGAACAACTGCCATCATCACCTGTCTTAAACTAACGGTACATCGTAAACTATTAGCGGATTTGTAATCATCTGAAACACTCATATTTTCAATGATCATATTGGTATAATAATGAAGACGAGTCCTTACAGAAACCAAAACTCTTCTTTCTTTAAGGCTCCTTAAAATTTCATACGCCGTAACAGATTTTGATTTACTGCCGGTAAACTGCCCAGACACAATAGATTCCACAGAATCGGAAACCAACACTTCAAGCGTCAATTTATCAGGAAGATTGTAGGCATGATCGCTGATGTTCGACCCTCCTTGAACAGGGTGTTCCGTTACCCTAACGGAACCAACATGATTTTCCTTTGTAAATGCGTCAAAATAATATCCGACAGTAAGCTCTTCTGTTTTTTGAGAACTCCCAGTACCCGTTTTAACTTCTGTAACTTCTGAAATATTTGGAGCAAGATAAATCATCTGGTCTTCATCACTGCCATATTTTCCCCAATCAGCAGGACGATAAGCATCAGTTGCAGAGCCGGGAGCTTTAATGGAAGGTCTATTTAATATTTGATAAACATTCCAAGCAGCCTTACCAACCATATAAAGCGAGGACAATGAATTTACTGTGCTTGTTATTGACATTTACATTCCCTCTTAACTTACTGCTACCCTGTCTCTAATGACCTTGTTAAACTTTTCTTTTCTTAATTCTTGTATTGATCTTTTCACACCTTTTGTGGCTTCATCTGCAATTTGTTTTGGGTCTGTGGTTTGTGCATTGATGGTAACATTTACATTGTAAGTCTCTTCGCTTGTAGCTTCAGAAGCTTTTGCATAAACAGGAGAGCCGGGAGGAATTTGTGGCATACTTTTAATTCCGGGAGTAGTCTTCGTCATATCGCCGGGAAGTGTAATTCCTGTTTTCTCTTTATATTGATCCATTACCGTTTGTAATCTTTTTACTTTAAGTTTTTCCACCATTGTTGTTGGTGCTGTTACTCTTCTAACAATTGGCTTAAGAGGAATTTGTGGAGTATTTTTTGCTCTACCAATAACTGTTGTTTTACCAACTCGAAATCCCTCCTCCTTCTCCATAGCTTCAATAATGTTTCGTCGTTCCGCAGCGGTATATTGAGACATACGTTTTTCTTTTCCACCCACAGAAGCAATAATGTTTCTTTGATAACGCCTCGTATCATTTTCATTTGGAGGAGCATACTTACTTATTGCAGCAGACAAAGGTTTATTTCTGTATCCTTTGCTTTCAAATATGAGAGTTTCTTTTGCTTTTCTTCCCGTTTCTAAATCTGGAAATATTGCAAATCTTCCATCGCTGCCTATTGCGCCCATCTTCTTTGCAAAATCACCATACTCAATATTTCCAGGATTATTATTTCTCCATGCTCTTGTTCCTTCTTTCTTTACAAGATTGCCCTCAACATCTCTCGTTATATTATAGCCTTTCCCCGTTTCAATAATACCGGAAATACCACCTGTTGGGGCAGTAGTTCCTGTTGGGGCAGTAGTTCCTGTTGGGGCAGTAGTTCCTGTTGCCTTTGCTTCATGTGCTGCTATTGCATCAAATCTTTTTTGCTGCCCTTCTTTAAACTCCACATCAATAGACTTCATAACATCGGTATAATCCTGCAAAAAGGATTTACCACTGTAGTGTTCCTTACCAGTTATTTTAGCCCAAAAATGCTCTGCCATAATAATTCCACCATACAGAGCTTTCTTCAAGTGAGACCCGATAAACAAAACTATTTCCCAAAACGGTGCAAGAAATTCGGAAGACTTTTTCCCTTCCATATAACCGAAGAAGTCTTCCAGCAACAGCAAAAGACCAGTGATTGCGGCAGTAGCAGTGGCAACTGGCCCAACGACAGGAGCAAAGACCGCAACAAGCAAACCTGCCAATATGGCGAACTGCTTTTCAGCAGGCTTCATTATATCCCAAATCTTTACAAACCATCCCCATATCATCTCAAGCGGAGGGACCACCGTATCCTTCAACATGACAGCAAGCTTTATAACGGCACCCATCAACTTTATAGGGACGTCTAAAAAGTCAGCGAGCTGTTTTGTCCAGACAGGTATTTTTTCAAAAACTGTTTCAGTAAACGTTCTTAATGAAGATTTAAGTTCGCCCACTCCTCCTTTATTAAGATTTAATAAATGAATGGCAATTTGTTCAAGGGAGAGTTTTCCGGCAAGTTTTAATCGGTCAAATTCATGCCCAATATCTCTGACCTGTCTTAACATTTCACGATCTTCTCGGGAAACTTCAAGTTTATTAACTTGATCTACAAGATCAAAATATCTTTCTCGCAATTCGACGTTCCAAGCAATCTCCTGAAGGCTGTTGCCCATGGTTTCAGAAGCAAGAGTAAAGGCTTTTGTTGCTTGCACAGACATAAACATCCGTTGTGCAAGCAATTGATACTGCATATCAGCCTTTGCTACCTGATTTACCATCTTGGTTATTTCAATGGTAATGGCTCCAATAGCACCAACAAAATTGGTCGTAGCGGTAGCATAGACATTTTTGGAAATCATCCCTTCAAGTTTTTTCTTGAAGTCATCTACTGACCCTTTTGCTTTTTTCAAAGCATTGTTGTCAAATTGAATACCTAGTTTTACTAAATATTCTTCAAGAACTTTTTCCATCACTGCCCTCTGTTCGCTTCAGACCAAATTCTGTATCTTCTTTCATTCTCTGCCTTTACTTGCGCTATCTCATGCCAATCAAGTAAATCTTTAAATGTATAAGTTCCATCCCAGACTTCATGCTGCCTCCACTCCCCTGAAAAGACCGGAGCATAAGCAAATTGATCTATTCTTTCGCATTGAACGGGGTTAAATCCGATATGGGTTTGATCAGATTGCTCAATGCGTCTCCTTGAAAAAAATCGGCAATGTTGAAAATCAACGTATGGATTGTAAGCGTAAGAACGGTCATAGTATCATTTTCCAACCCTTCAACGCCCCAACGACCATCATAAAGCATAACCGGAAGAGGAGCGACATTGCCCCCGACAGATTTCAATTCAGAAACAACTTTCAAACATTCTCTCTGAACGTCCATAAAAGTTTCCTTATTCATCAATGATCTATCTTTCCCCGTCCCTCCAGTCACTAGGGAATCACCAAATGGAAGCATCTGCATTAAAATAAGAGTAGTAATATAACTCCCCGTTAATGCATCTAATCTTCCTATCCTCCACTTTCTTTCTCCAACATCTACTTCTTTAAACATCTCCCTTTTCATTACTGCCTCCTTTTTGTTAAAACGTTAAGCCGGAATGTTCTGAATATTGGCCGCCCACAACGTCCAAGTAACCATTTGACCTTCTGGCTGGTAAACCTTATCAGGAACCTTACCGAATGACATGCCGGTAATAATGTGACTGGTTCCATCAGAAGAGTTTCTTAATGAAGCGGACATTTCAGCCCATGCATCCGTATCAGCAATATACAAAGCATTCTCAGCAGCTAAAAGCCATTTGTGAACATTACTGGTTTGCTGACATTGAATCTGAATTTTGCCGTTGTGTCCGGCAATTTTACTGACCATAACGGTCCCATCGGCCGCAACGTTATGAGCAGTTCGTTCCGTATCCATCGTGACGGTAACCTGACCCGTCCCTTGTCCGGTAAAAATATAAGCTCCAAGATCAGGATGTACAAGAGCTCCTGATAAATCCAAGAAACTATAAGTAGTATGTTCAGCCATCTTTATTCCTCCTATTTAAAATCTTGATAACCATCGTTTGGCAAGAGCCGACAACTGACCCGCACCACTGGGGTTGGGAGCAAAGGAATCAATGTCCGCTGCCCACAACACCCATACAACCATTTGACCTTCGGCTTGATAAGACTTTTCAGGAATCCTTTCATAAGACAATCCTCGTAAAGTATGAGTCGTCCCGTCATTTAAATTCCTTAAATAAGCCGTCATCCTGCCCCACTCTTTCGCATCAGCCTTAATCAAAAACTGATACACATACAAAAGCCATTTATGAATGTTGCTGGTTTGTTGACATTCAATTGTAAGCTTGCCAGCACCGCCCGGAATTTTTCCTAAAATCACCGTTCCATCAACGCCAATTTCATGAAAAGTTTTATCCTCTTCCATGCTGACAACAACCCTGCCGACACCTTGGCCGGTAAAGGTATAAGATGTGCCAACTGCCGGATGAGAAATAACACCGGACAAATCCAAGAAGCTGTAAACTGTATGATCAAACAAACCAAACATTTAAATGACCTCTTACCGGTTAACGTAGACTCCCACCAAAACTGAGTGGACGGCTCCGGATTCTTTAATTGC